CTTTCCAGCTTCTAAAATCCGTGTTCTGAATGTTTCATCATCTTCTTCATCAGATCCACCAGTAGAAGCATTAGTATTTGTGACTGTGAGGTCATCTATGGGATTGGGGAGTTCGTCAATTTTATTAGCATTCACATTTCCCGAGGTGCCTGCAATAACAGCCTCAATAGGTGCAGTGGCGGATAAGTTTCCCGCTGTTAAGATGACCTGTTCTGTTGTAACAAAATAAACACCATCCACTCCACCGGTCTTAATCATTGTGTCCTTAGGTATGGTTATGTTATAGCTTTTAATCCCTGGTGTGGTGAATGTTTCATAAGTCGTGGCTTTGATGGCCTGTTTCCTGTAACAATTGAACATCACCCCCAGGAGATCCAAGTATCCTTTGATTGCATATTGGGGAAATGATTGTCGGACCATGAATGCAATCCAGTAACGGAGCTCATAAGCGCTGATACTGATTGATTCTAAAAAGTTCCTAGCTTCTGAACCTTCATTAAAATCTGTTATCTGTGTGTTGCCCTCACTAAATACAGCCGTGTAATAATCAACCATCCGCTGTACTATCTCAGTCCGAGATACTTTCAACCCGTCTATTGTTGTGAATTCGTCATCTGTCATTTACAATCTCTCCAAGTTAAAAACTAAATTCGATGAGGTATTTTCAGTAATGAACTTAACCGATGCTTCCACAATGATAATGTCCTTTTCAAAAGTCACTGAGATATTATCAAGACCCTCAACTCGGGGTTCACGTTTTAAACAATTCTCAGTATAAATTTTCAGTTTATTCTCTGCAATGGACTTATCAACCTCACCAATGACATCATGATCCTGGTTACCATAACCCCCATAGAACCTGTACAGTTCATCATATTTTGTCATCAGCCGATTGTATACGGCCTGTTCTGCATTTTGTAATCCTGATACAGTTTTAAAATCACCATGGGGTCCAACTTCCCAGGTGTTCTTTATGTCCGTTCCGTAGATAGACTCATCAACCATAGTTATCTCCTCATAATTTACCTGCTATCACAGGGGCTGTGATGTTCCCGGCCTGGAAGATTAGAAGCACACGGTCACCAATAATAAGATTTAAAGATTCTGAACCATGACATGACTTGAGAATAGGTACATTTGGAAAGGGAATAATATTCTCACCTACCGCTAAACTAATATCAGCGGTGTCTGCGTGTACTCTTTTCACAGTAGCATACACAGAAGGTTCACAATAATTAAAATAGGGGGACATGGCCCTTTTTATTTCCTCATCTAATGTTTTCGCATTTCTTGATTCTTCCATGAAGTCACCCACAATAAAATTAAGCTAACTGATTTCTACTTGCGCAAGTCGTGTCTACCTGTATCCAACGACCGTCTAAGAAAATCATAGCATCACAATGAGCATAACCATTGCAAACCTGACCACATCGCCTGTAAGCCTGATATCCCAGGGATTGAACCATCTGCACGAACAAAAGAGACTGGTCGTAACAGTTTCCTTGTCCGTATTGTAAAACCTGGAGTGGTGTGTACTTGAAATTGTAATAAAACTCGTATCGAATGTTAGCATCTATCCAGCGCCGAATCGTCCTGGGGTCTCCGAGTTCCCGGGCCTTGGCAGCAACAGGATCTGAAACAGCATTGATTATCTCGGAAGGTATAACATAATTATTTGTGAATGTGCCACTGGTAGCCCCTGGGACCTCATAGATCCATTCTGAGGGAGGTGAAGGTTGACCATTCAAAAGGTCAATTTGGTGTTCTTCAGTGTTTTCATTGATTGTTGTTCTCACGTTCTGAGTGTAATAAGATTTGACACCATATTTGCTCCACTTTGGGGGGATAATTATAATCCACATTCCAGCAGCCATTTTATCCAATAAGGGTGTGGCGATGCTTCCTGAAAACTCAAGTTTACTTCCGGAATTAAATAGCTCAGTGGCTTTGGCCCGGCCCTCAGCTTCTGTTTTCAGGCTGGTGTCTGCTATGATATCCTCGATAAATCCATACCTTCCTATAAGTATAGCATCCTTTATTTGTGATAGGAACCGGTCATCTTCACCAAATGCACTGACTGCTGTAATGATATTGCTAGAATCTTGAGATAGTTGTAAATCTGTGTAGCTAGGAGGGTAGAAAACATAACCTTCAGTGAGTTCAGGGATTGTTCGAAGTACCGCAACATTATCACTGTTTACAAAGAACTCCATGTTAGTTTCCAGGTTGGCCAGCTGATGGCAAGCATCAACCACCTTTTTAGAATGAAATATAAGCTCAGTGTGGCGCTTACTGGTTGCTGTTATTCCCCCAGTGTTTAATCCACGGTGATTAAGGAGTTCTATGATTATCTCACTGGTCGTGTAATTATTCCAGGCCCGATATAATTTACCATGGAGTAATCGGGTCCAGTCCATACAATCATAAGTGTAACCTTCATCTGTCTCCCGGGGCTTGGTTATGAACCCTCCGAATGGGCGGTGACTGTCTCCTATGATCTGTACCTGTGGATTCAGGTCAAAGTCAACTGGCTCATCAGTAGTGAACGAGGCCGTGTCTGCTGCTTGGAGGGGATTGTTGATTGACAAATCAAAAAAAGGGATTCTTTCATTCTGAACATAGATCTTAGTTGTCAGATGTAATCCCTCCTTATAGTATTATTTTAGCTTTAGTTTCAGAGCCCACTATGCCGGTGGTCGTGAGGCTTTTATCCTGTTGGAAGGCTTGGACTGCTTCTTTTGTGTATTCTCCGAAATAATTATCAACATCCAAAGAATGACCGTTACTGTAAACGTAGTATCCTAATAGTTTCAGGTAGGTTTGAAGTACACCAACACAATCCGAACGGTCTCCCAGGGAGAGTGTTGGACAGTTAAGGAGGGGATTGATTGTTTCGGTGTCCCCTCCCGCAGCGCCGCCTCCGCTGGATGAAATGTTCCAACTTTCAAAATTTGTAAATATAATGTTGGGTTCGATGTATTCGAGTAATGTAATTGAATAACTCCAAATGCCTTTTTTACCTTCACTGGCCCGTATCTCAGTTATATAATACTGCCCGTTATAGGTGGCCTCTGATTCCGAGGTTAAGATTAGTGGTGTCCCTTTCCGTTCCAATTCTTCCACTTTCTCAATCTGATCCTTACCAACGTAAACAGTTAAATCAAGTTTACGGCCTTTAGACCCTTTATTCCTAATAAAAGAGCCATCAGCCCCCACATAAGACTTATTTACTATGTTAAGCTGAGGGTCTTTGGAAATACTCTTCACTTTTAGTGGAATGTTGTCAAGGGTTACATAGGCCATGGAAAAACCTCGCATAATTGAGTAAAGAATAAATAAGAAATTATGAAAAACTATTAAGTAGAGGTGAATTAATTTGGGGAGAAAATATTTTAATTTTGTAATATTTTTGGGAGCAATTGGGTTAGTTATAGGTATTTCAGGATGCACATCTCCTTCAAACACAACAACATATAACAATAGCCAGATGAGCTTTCAATATCCCAGTTCATGGACCATACTTAATGAAAGTACAAATTGGGTCCAATTCAAGACTTCAAAGGGTGAAGTGAGGGTGTGGATTTATTCTAGAGATTCAGAACAACTAGGCTCTTTTACATTCTCAGACAATGAAACCGTGGGCGATAGGAAGTATACAAAAATGGTTACTGGTGGATTGACAAGTTATGGATTCAGAGGAAACAATTCAGATCTGTTTATCATAGCCTCCAATGGGAATGAAGATGGAATTAAACAGATTATTGAAACTGTTCAGTTCAAATAGGTAGAGGTGATTAAATGGAAGGAAAATTTACTGTATCGATTCCAGCAAATGAAGAGATGAGTAATGAATCCAAAGTGGCAACAACATTACTATTAGGGCTTCCAGGTTTAGCTGCAAGTACAGGCAGATCAAGACGTAAACAACTTGATGCCACCGTTTCAACTCATGAAAAGGGAATTAAAATACATTCTTCAAAAAAATATATCCCTGATTTTAGAATTGAATGGGATAAAATTGTAGAGATAGAGAAACATGGAGTTCTAACTAAAGAGTTAAAAATGTATTTAACCAATGGAGATTATGTTACATTTAAATTTGGGCCTTTAAATAAATTATATCCCATCGTATCGGATAAAATGTGTGGCTTTGTCAAAGACAACACAGCTGATCCCGGATGGGATTAATTTATTATCTTCCTTTTGAATCGTTTATATCACTAAGGGCCACCGTAACTGCATTTTCAACTTCTTTAACTCTTTCTTTACTATCAATAGTTCCAACTTCAATTTTAACCGCACCCTCACTTATCACGATTTTACTTGTAGATGTTGATGATGTAGCTGTTGCCATAGATGTTACTGCGGAAGTGGTTGAGATTGGAATATAATCTGGCTCATAATAGCTACCCTTGCCATACAGGTAATCAACTTCATAAGGTGAACCTGCACTTGCATTCTGCGTAACAATGTTTATCACGCCTTGTATTGGGTCTTTAACGAAGTCTTTAAGGCGCTGCCAGTATGCCCATGCAGTATCAATTGCATTTGTTGCCACACTCACACCAGTACCTACCCATACGCTTATCGTACCAGTGGCCTGGTTCCACATTATAATAGCCCAATTAATCCCATCTGTCACAACAGCTATCCCAGTACCAATCCATATTCCTACAATAGCCCTGACCATGTTCCATTTCGTGATTATGTCATTTTGCAATAATGCCATTCTGAGCATTATGTAAAGTACAAATCCTTCTATTGTACTTTTAACAGTTATCACAGGTCCAAGTATTGCATTGAAAACAAAAACAGCGTATAAGTATAACATTTGCAGCGCAGGAATTATTCCGGGTGAACATCCCATAATTATACAGTATATCTTTTTCAAAGCATCGTAAACCTGCCCACCTATAGTTGTTTTGTCATTGAAATAATTAATTACATCTCCCCAAACTTGACCAATCCTGTTACCAAGGCCACCAAACCAGGCTGGTAAACCTCCCCACCATCCAGTAATTGCAAGATAAGCTAGTTGAGATTTTTTAGTTATTGCATCGGCAAACCCGAATAATCCCCCCACTCCAGGGGTGATTGAAAGGGCTTTTTTAACTTGACCCCATAAGTCTGTTTCACTTATACTGTTAAGGAAATTCCATGACACAACTGATCCTAATTGTGCCCCTCCGAATCCTGCAAAAAGAGTGGAATATTCTGAGAAAGCATCTCTTAAACCACTCATATTTGCATTTTTAGGAGTAGATGTCTCCATTTTTTTGGTTTCGAGCTGTGTTTCCTCTGCAACTACTGAGGCTAACGCCACACCTATTATTAATCCTCCAGCTGCAAGGGTTATCCGTTCACCTGTAGTCATGGTTCTAGATGTACTAGTCCCTGTTGTCCCTGTAGTTCCACTTGTACTAGGTCCTTTATTAGATGCATTTGCTATTGCTGCAAGTTGCGCTTCTTCACGGTATTTTTTCATTGCCAAATATGCACTTGACGTGGCCCCTACTAAGGGGCTAAGGGCAATTACAAGTAAAGCGATTGTGCCTCCTATGACTAACCAGACCGAACTCATCCCATTTGTTTTTTCATCTAATTCTAGGATAAAATCAAGAACTTTCTCAATGTAAGGGAGTATTTTTTCACCAATTGTAGTGGCCGATAGCTGTAATTTGCCCTTGAATTCTTCCATCTTGATTGAAGCTATATCTAACTGACTTAATCCAGCATATCCTTCAGCTTGCAAAGCTTTATTTAGTGCAAGAATACGTTCAGATACTGTTCCCTGGCCTTCAAGTGTGCTCATCTGTTGTTTTAGAATACTGTCACGTTCTAATTGAGAAGTGTTACCGGTTAAGATGTACTCTTTTAAATCCATCTGTGTTTCGAGTTGTGTTTTCCCCATGGCTTGGCTGGTTGTAAGGTAATCTGCTGATGCAATACCAAGGGCCTTTAATTCTGTGGCAGTAAGATTGGTCTGTTTTGCTACTGCTCCAGTCATGAGGTTGTTCATGAAAGTGTCATCGCCAGGGACTTCTGCAACTATTTTCTGAATCTGGGAAATATATTCCGTTGCAGCCGCAGAACTCATTTTAGTTTGAAGATATGCTGCGTTGAATTGTTTAGTAGTTGAACCAGTCCACATAGATTGGGCTACTTCCATAACTCCTATTCCACCCACTAATCCAGTTATCAGCGTTCCCATATCTCCTAAACTATTTTTAGCAGCACTCGCTCCGGCCTTAATTGCCCCGAATGTAGATACAGAGCTCGTTTGTAGTTTACTCATTCCGCTTGATGCAACGGTTGTACCCTTAGTTATATCTCGCCCTATTGCCGATCCTGTAGTACCTGCTGAATTTGCTACCTGATTGTATCCAGCTTTTGCCTTAGACATGTCTGCACTAAGTGAAGAGAATCCTCCCCCTTCATATGCAGACCTTATGCGGATAAGGAGTTCTTCTTGGTAGCTCATGAGAATCAACCTATAGATATGGAATGTATTAATCATCGCCAGAATCAGGGTCGTTTAATTCGTACCAAATCTGTTCAATGATCATTATAGCATTCAATTGCAAAAGAGTTAAATCAGATATACATGGAGTTAGGCGGTATTTCTGTTTCTTCAGAAGAGTTACAAGGTACCCACCCTTACCTTTAATTCTGGGATCTAAAAATCTGTAATTTTTTCCAGATATTTTTCTTCAAAAGGATCTGTTAACTGGCCAGATATTAGTTTTATTTTCTCATAGACTTGAGTAACGACTCCTTTTTGCATATCCTTAATTTTACTTAAAGGGATGGGCATCCCTTCTTTATCAAGCCAGGCTTTACTACAAATAATTTCCTCTAAATCCTTTTTACTATTCTTCCCAGTTGATCTAACTGAAGTACTCCACTCAGAATGAGACACTGGCCTGAGATAAACCTTCATCCGTTTGGTTGCCTTTTTTTCTGGAATGTATAGTTCAATTTCATCTTCAATAATAGTCTCTTTGCCTTCAACAATCAATGCTTCCAGATCGAAATCATCAATGTCCTCAAAGCTTTCAATTCCTTTTGATTCGTCTTTAACCATAGATATCTACGTCCTCTTTTCTTCATGAGTTTTTGCTTTAAATGAGAAGTCCACGGTACGTTTTTTCTTAGGGTCTCGTTTAACTGCCCTTGATTCAATTATACACCCTGTGAAAATGTCGGTAACCGTACTATCAACAACAGTAATGGGAATCCCATCCGGGAATTCGTCTATTGCTTTTCTGAGGATTGTTTCGTACTGGGAGTTGTATGTGTCAATCTTACTGACTTTTACCGTGTATTTGGGGAATTCTCCCTGTTCATAAATGGTCCCATCGAAGGTGTCTTCTTCTGAGGTGTCCCATTTTTCATCCCAATCATATCCAGTTCCTCGTGCTACTTGCACTCCATTTATGTATATTTTTACTGCCATTCTTATCACCCTATAACGTTTTTAACACGTTTATGTACGTGTTTGACTACATCCTGGACTTTAACAGTAATATCCATATTCAGGACCTGTGGGTCGGAAGTGGATTTTTCAAGTGCGATTGATAGGTCTTGGACGATTTTTTCTTCTATAAGATGTTCTTTACGCTGCGCTGCCTCCGCTTCTAAGGCTTCTAATGAACGTGTAGTACCTAACCAGTCGGTGACGTCCATATAATTAGTTACGAACAGCAGTGTTCTGGCAGTGACTATCTCGTTTAGTTTCTTACCTAAATCATTGGTCTCCTGGCTGGATGTTATCGCTGAGACTATGGAGTAGTTACTGTTTTTCCTATCTTTGAGTTTGAAGATTGTTAGCCCTGCATCTATTAGAGCATACTCATCACTAGATCCTGATTTGAAACTTTTATCTAAGCCAGTGACATCTGAAATGGTTTTATTGGTTGGGCTTTCACTGACATTCATTCCAGCTACATATCCTGCATACCTGGCAGCTGTTTCAGCTTCATTGAGTTCGGTTGTGCCTATGATAAAAGTCTGACATATTAGTCCAAGGATGAATAGACTATCATTAGCCAGGCCAATGGTTCGGGACTGTGTGACTGTGTTATCATTATCCGTTGCGATTATGGTACCTGAAGCATTATCAGCTTCGAACCGGTCTTGTAGGTACTGTTCCACACTAGGGATGTATGCTTCGTCAAGGAGGTCTGTGAATACGAGTATGTCGAAAGTTTCATCCTGAATCTCTACCAGGGCCTCGGTAAGGTCACTTGTGCTTACAGTCACAGGGTCTGCTCCACCAGTAAATGGTGATGCGGCCACATCTTTAAGAGTCTTAGTCAGGTCCAGGGCTGTTACTGTTTCAATCACACTGGAATGATTTTTGATTTTGTTATACACTGCTGTTGCATCTGCCAGGTTGTCCCAGGTTTCAAGGATCTCAGTTCCGTTCATGATTGTGACTTTATTACCTGCGATTCCACCAGTTGTAATAGTTATAGTCAGTGAGTTACCCCAAACCCCACCTTTAGCATCCAGTTTCATTATTGAAACAGGTTCGGCGGTAGTGTCAACTAGAGTACACGAAGCTCCGGTCCGAGTACCTGCGTTAATCAATATTGCACTAGTGGCTCCGTAATTATCATTGTCTGGGTCTGGTTTGAAGATTAAAGGTATTATCTTACTCCCAGGGTAATCTTCATCCTTACCCATCAGGTCCAGAGCCTCATTAGCATTTCGGGCATAGTAAGGTGTGTTTTCATCTCCCTTTTCAAACTGCCCTACCACAGCCACTATGCCAGCTGTTCCCAGGGCTGCTGATATGTCGGGTTCGACAAATTCAGCACTCCTACCTGGGACGGTTGTATCTATATTCATAAGCTATCTCCTCCATTATCCTTTTTTAATAAAGGCATCCTTAGCCTTATACGCTTTAAACTTCTTTTCAAGTTCTGCCTGTGTGTATTCAGTAGCATCTTCTGCTTCTATTGAAGCTTTGAAACCTGCATAACTCATGTTGTCAATGTTCTTGATTTCCTTGAAATTTATCAGGTTTATCTTCTCAGAAGGTTTTTCTGCCTTTTTTTCGACTTTCTTTTTACCTGTCATCTTCATTCTACCTCCACATTTATGTCAATAGTATCAAATTCCTCTTCAGGAATTCCATAATCTTCTGTTACAATGAAATTAAGCTGTAAGTGTGTTTTCTTATGCACATAACCATCACCATATTCTGGGATGATCTTATCTGGTTTCATTAAATCATTGTAATCAATTGTTTCCTCTTCATCTGTGCCTTCCTTGTAAACAACAGTTAATGCTTCTTTTTTACGTAAGGCTCGCATTATTGCATTAACCACTTCTTTAGAGAAGTTCCGGCCTTCAAGATAGTCGACCTTTTTAATGTCAATTTCGAGGATGTAGTACACTTTCCAGTCATCAAAATCATTTCCAACTTCATCAATGTCCATGTCACCCTGGTAAACTTCTATTGCCCGTAAATCTGCATTGACACTGTTTTGATTGAATAATCTGATTACAAATTCCTCGAGGATAGGTTCTTCACTATTTTTCAGTGCTTCGACTATCAGTTCGTCTAACCCCATTTCCAAAAGTAATCACCATCCCTAATTATTAAAAAAAGTATTTTATTTGGTTTTGATTGCACTGGCAATTTCTTTCTGCATGATTTTGGGGAACATGGTCCTCATAGACCGCCGGGTAGGTTCCACATATGGCCGGGGCTTTGCAGGGCCAACACTACGTCTGAAAAGAATCTTACCATTAATCTCGAATTTCAATGCAGCTGCACCAATATGTTTACCCAGGTAACTTACATGCTGAGTGTTAGGTGTAACTCGAAGTTTAGGATAGATGGGACCACGGCCTTTCTCAAGAATGATTGGATAGATTTCGTTAGTAAAAACTCCAATGGTCCGACTGTACTCACCTGTCTTAATCCACTTGATACTTCTTAGAATCTTCCCAGACTTAGAGTGAGGGCCATGTATGGCCTTCATCTGCCTTTCTCCAAACTTTCCAGATTCATCCAGTCCTTTAATGACTCCAGCCCTGACCTTTGTTGCTCGGACTTTGTTGGCTGCTGCTAAACTGTCAATGTTGGAATCAATATTAGTTCTAACCCCCATAGAGATCACTGCTATGTACTGCCATTAATTGAGAATACTGTGATTAAGGATCCACCTGCTTCATCATCATCAGTTGGATCCAAGTTCACAGATTTAAGAAGGGCTTTGGCTTCAGCAATCTTTTTATCCCCATAAGTTGTAGGATCCGAATCTTCTTTTCCTTCGGTGACTTTGGTAATCTTTTTATTCCATAGTAAACCTGCAGCCCAGGTGGCCACGGCCTCATCTACCAAAGGAGTCGTTGGCAATTTGTCAATATTCTCAACTTCAATATGACCTGCAGCCCTTATCCTAGCTTTAGTGATAAACCTGTCAACCTCTTCTGAGTCAATCGCATAAGTGACACTGGTTTGATCTTTACTAGGATCCTTAATTTCCCAACCATCCAAAAGGTCCAGGACAGCTTCAGAAGTAACGGCCATCTTAAACACTCCCACCTTATGCAAATGCTATAACACGATACTTAGCACCGGTGGTTGCTGTTACGTTAACATTCACTGTTCCTTTTGTATAGGTGGATGTTGCCCCATCAGTTCCAATTGAGGTGAAGGCCACTATAACTTTGCTTGGTTCAACTGCCACCTCATCTACTTCAAGGCCATGAGGTATTGATTGAGCCTCTCCAGTTCCTGTTTGTTCATCTGATACAAAATAATTAAGTTTAGTGGAATCAATAGCTTTGTCTGCCAGTTCCTCTGTGTCAATTGAACCAGGTGCAACTGTCCCTGATTCTACATTGTTAATCCGCTCATCAAAAGATATTAACGCTGCTTTAGTAGCCGTATAAAGTGCATGCAAGGGGCCCAGGCCTTTGCTGAATATTATTTGTTTCCATTCCGGCCATTCTATTGTCATATTATCTTCCGGCGTGTCTATTGCCATATTACTAACCTCCATAAAAAATAGTTTGAAAACCAGCCTTATTCAGCTGGTTTCCCTTTGTTCAGTAATGCCACAGCAGTTGCATCCTCATCTTCGTAAGTACAATCAACCCTAGTACTGAGCACATTTTTCAACTGTCTCCAGTCGATGTCTTTTTCGTTTTCAACACGAACTTCTCTCTTAGTTCCCCAGTACATGTTTTTAGGTTTAGTGAGCATTGCAGGCTTACCAACGAGGTCTGTGTAAGTTGTATCTTCAAAGGAAGCAATGTCTATGACAGGAATACCTTTCCATGCCAGGACATCTTTACCGAGAAGTGCATTGTCCCCCACAACTGTTGGCCTTGCAGCAACAATATCAGAATATGCTTCTTCAACATCAGAATCAACATATAATCTGTAATTGTTCCTGTTGATTTTCCCAGCAATGAACTTCCGGGGAATGGCCTTGTATAATGCTTTGAAGAGTGGTATGGGCCACATGTCCTGTTCAGGATCAGGATTGAAATCCTCATCTCCCGCACCAATATCAGACTCCACTCCGTAGATTTTGTTCCCAGCCGTTTTAATCCAACCATCATTGATAGATAAGAGTTTTTGAGTCTTAGTGGACTCGGCTCCCCATGTAATTGAGGTATCTGCAAACATGAAGTATCTTTCAAAGTCTTCTTTTGCAGCTGTACCGAAAAGTTCCATGAGAGTATTCTCGAATGCATCCTGTTCCAGGTTGTCTTCGAGAGTATCATAGTCAATCCGGAGTTTAGCTATTAATTCTTTAGGGACTAAGCTGTTGGTTTTAACTTCAATTCCTGCTTCGTCAGCTTCTGGAACTATTCTTTTAGCTCCTGATGCATCTTGACCGGGGGTTACAATCCCATTAGCCATGTCAACTCGGCTAATTGCCAATGAATCTCCTGTAATCTTTTTATAGGTTGATTCACCTAAGACTGGACTGTTTTCTCTTATAACTCTGATGAATTTTCCCAGTTTTTCAACTGGTAGTATTCCATCACCTAGTGACGCAACATCGACAATTTTGAAACTGCCGTTGTTCATCATTAAATCGTATAATTTGTTTGATGCCATTGCCATCTCAATCACCTCATTTTTATTCATCATTAGGTCTGCCAGACCGTTTTATACCGGCCTGTGCATAGAAGTCATCATCTGACTTTTTAGCAGGGCCATTAGGGTCGCCTTCCTGTCCATCAATTTTCTGCGATTCAGGTGGTATTCCAAGCTTCTCACTGATCTTCTTCTGGTTTTCCAAAATTCCCTTGATAACTGGGTTGTCTTCCAGTTTCTCGGCTGGTTTCTCACCTTCCTGTAGGATCTGGTCCCCACATTCTGGACAGAACTTAGCAGTTCCTTTGATTTCGTGTTCGCATTTAGTGCATTTGATTGCAGATTTCCCAGGGTTGCCTGGAGGATCTGTCTTCTTATCAGCTTCAGGCAATTTTTCTTCTATTGCCTCAATTTTTTCAGAAATTGGTTTAACCTTCTCATCAAATTTCTTATCTACAGTATCGCCTACTATTTTGGCTAATTCTTTTTCGTCCATATCATCTACCTCCTTATCTGCTGAGGGCCTTTCACCTTCAGCTTTTTTGAGTAATTTTTTAACATTGTCTAATGCATTCTGGGCTGTGTCATGTGCTTTTTGTAGTGTTGATAGTGTGGAATTGCTTATACTGCGCCCTGCCTTCTGGGATGGTTGACAGGTCTTAACACTTGTAAAAATAGCATTCGGAACACAGGGATTGTCAACAATACTAATAGTCACTGGAGTAGGATCCTCCAGGTCCTTGATTAAAACACGTTTATTCGCACTGGCCAGGATAGCACTTCCAAAATCAGATTCACATTTACTGGCAGTTATTGTCTTGTATAATTCATCTGCATCCTTTTTGGAGAGATAAGTGCCACTGTATCCCTTGTAAGTTCCATCTTGAACTTTCTTCCAGGTAGCATCATCTGTGATCTTGGTTGTGGCCATCCAGGTTCCCTTGGGAAGGATTACAGTCTCACCAACAATGTTAGTATAAGACTCCTCTTTATCCAGTGTCCAGTGGTCAATAACTTTCCCTACCAGTTTTCCAGTAGCTCCGTATAGGTGCATTTCGTCTGCCATTTTGAAATTATCAAATGCATTGCAGAACCCTGCAACTTCTTCAACTGAACGTATCTTCTCACCGCGTTTATGATCACAGTCGGGACAGCCTGGAAGTTCTACTGGTCCGGTAACTTCCCTTTTCGCTTCATTCTTGTTTACAAACAATCCCATTTTGAGTGATTCGAATGTTTTAACTTCCTTGGCAGGTGTTGCCTCGCCAAGAGTGACATTACCATCACCGTCAATCGAGAATGGTATTTTAAATACTTCCGTTTTGCCTTTGTAAGTTACTGGGTCTTCTGAGTATATTTCTGCAAATACATGGTCTGGGTAGGTGGCAGGGATACTGACATACTGGTTTTTGTCAAGTCCGTTTTGGACCGCTTCTATAACTTTGGATCTGATATCTTCAAAGCTGCCGTCTGCTCTAGCATATTTTCTGCTTCTTTGTTTTGTCAAAAATTCACCTCCATTTTATTGAGTAAATTGATTCTAAAAATGAAATTAAAGAGTAGACAATCAATTAAAATAGAAATAAAAAGAATATTTAAATTGCAAAAACCAGATTCTTATTAACAGTCTCCATCTCACCATTCACCATGTTCAGGAACTCATCAGGGTCACTGGCTTTCTCTGCTGGATCCTCAGCTGCGATATTACTACAATAACAGAGTACATGGATGGGGGACCATCCTGTCAAGTCATCGATATCATAAGGATTTTTGGCAGCACGGGCTTTGCAGAGTTTACAGAGTCGCTCCCATGGAGTGTTAACAAGTTTGTATTTTGTTACATCGTACTGTTTGAAAGACATGTATAGTCCCTGGTGTCTGGCCCTGGTGGATTCTGTATGTGCCTGGAGTTTTGCACGTTCAGCAATCGTCCAGACACGGTTACCTCTCTGAAGTGGTACGAGGTCTGGGACTTTTTCAATTCTCTTGGCGATCTCCTTAAGACCACGGTCCCGGGCTACACCCTGCCATACTTCCTGCCGCACTCCACTGGCCAGATCATCGGTCAGCTTTCGGATTAATTCAAAATTGTAATTAGTAAGATGATACATTGCATTGGTATCAGCAGCACCTGTGAAGGCCTTCACACCCATGTCACTGAATCCTGCATTTTTACCGGCTGCATAAAACTTTTCAGTGTAGGTTCGGATATCTGGAACTGCTTCCTGGATGATGTTATCAATATCCGGATAAATTTGTCTGAGATATTCAAAATTAAGATCTTTATTCTTACTGGCAGCCAGGACATGTTCCTTGCTGATTGTTACCTGCTCATCAAGTAAACTGTCAATTAGTTTCCAGAACTCAGTAGCGCCCTGTATTTGAAAATCAGTACTCACTTCTTTAATGGCTATATTGTTAAATGCCAGGTTTCTTAGTTTTGAAGCGGATGTTCTCAGGAGATCAACAGCAGCTTTATTATCCACTTATAAACCTCCGAATAAGATTTGAAGGTGTAGGGTCGAGTTTATCTGCCACATCGTCCAGAATTTTAGCAACTTCTTCAGGTAAATTCGACTGCTCTTCTGACTTTGTTAATGACAATTCTGGATCTAAAGGTTGACCGTCAAGATAATAAGCAGTGAGGTAAGGGTTATTCTCTATATCTTCTGGAATTTCAAAACCACGTTTAGAAGCCCATTTTTTAATTAAATCTACCGGCCTAGCAGAGGCTTTATCAAGCATCTTAGAATCAATATCAAATTCCACCTGCTGATCATCAGTATCTATCACCTTCAGTTTAATCTGACAATCAGTGTAACCAAACCCAGTATTTTCATCCCATATTAAAATACTATTAATCAGACTAGTTATTTTCCTCTGTTCCGGGATGATTATCCGATTTTTATAATTTCTATCTGATTGCTTGGCCGTGTCTCCACCTAAAGCTCCTGAAACCCTCACACCCACTTGATGAGGATCCATCCCATGAGCAGCTATTACTTCATCACGGTTATCCTGCCTGTATAATCTGAAGTGTCCTTCCTTAGTGTCAACTGATAACTTTTCAAATCGAATTTCAACCTTAACATCAGCAGCTCCGGTCGGGATCATGAAAACCATATTACTATGGGGGTTGTTGATGACTTCTTTGAATTTTTCTTCAATAATAACTTGCAGCTTAGTTTTCCCAGGGATAGGGTTACCATCTGCATCTTTGGCAGGTTCGTCTTCGAAGTATCCGGATATAAAAATAGCGTAGGCTGGTACTCCAAAGTTTTTGAAGAACACAATATTATAACTCACAGCTGCCTTATCACCTATCATCGTGGGAATGACAGGAATATAATCTGGCAACCCATAATAAGTTGATTGTGAAGTGTAATTAACAGCGAATAATAAATCATTTGCTGCCTGTTCTGGCGGTAAACTTCCTAATGGATATTCATCTCCTGTAGTGACATCTACATCCTTATCATATCCTGGACGTTTAAACCATTTTTTAGTGATTCCATCCCATGTCATCATGAATTTATTTTTCTTACTATGGATCCTAACTGTTGGAGATGGTATCTGTTCTAAACGTTTCGGTTTACCTGAAGATACGCCACCTTCCCTAATAACCTCCAAGCATAAATAACCTGTTTGGATACGGTCATTAACTGCATTTGTAATTATTTCCTCAATGAATGGTTTGCAGTTCTGGATGAAATTTTCAACATCTTCAATGTGAGATTTATTAACATCTTTGCTCACTGGTTCAACATAACACCCAATCCCACCTATATCAGTTGATTGGGCTTTTATGCTCCGTGCATGATATGTGTTAACCCGATAAAGGCTTGATAATAATCTAGGATTCATTAAGGGCTGTTTTAGTCCGTAAGCTCCATAATATGACTCACCCTCTGGGGCCTGTTTACTGTCCTCAACCCCTTTGTTTGCACCTTTACGAGTTATTTTATTAAGAAAATAGTCTTCAGTATCTTCATAGTTCTGCTCATCAGTTTTAACAGCATACTTGTCTAATGTTGACTTAAGTACAGCTTCACCATTAGCATTCACTATTGCAATTGGCTCATCCATTTAATCATAACCCCATAAATTTTTCTAGACGTAAACTTTGGCTTTCTCTGGTTTTACTTTGAATAATCTAGCGAAAACTACACTGTTGGCATCTACTTGGTCTTTGAATCTTCCGTTTGGGAAATCTGTGTGTTCTTTGATGAAATCATAATTCCAATCTCCCTCTACAAGATAGATTTTAAACAGTGCTGCATGGTCGGCAACGTTTTCAGCTCTGTCTTCTTTACTTCCAAAATAAGATTCTACAAATGGTTTGAAACTGCAACCAGATCCTTTAAATGCTTCTTCATATCTTTCCATTTGATCAATTGCAGCCTGGCCTGGGTCGTGAACTACTACTGTGGCAACATTACCTTTCCGATTGTCTTTCAATGCTCTGGCCTTGATGAATGTCCTAGCAGCTCCAGGTTTTTCTCTCAATGTTTTACAATCATGGATAACATAATCATCAGAATCAGTTCTACTTCCCAGAACACCAGCAGTCCGTGCAGGGCCTTGGTTTTCACTTTGACCTTTTTTCTTTTTAGTACCGGCCAGGTCCCATCCTCTTTCAGTTTTGATGATATGTTGTAACAATGGATGGGTCTTGGGAATAATTTTAAACCAGTCCGCACTGAAAACTTCACCTTCATCTGGTATGGGTGAACCCTGGTACTGGGCATCAAACCGGCCACGCATTCTTCTCTTTTTTGCGAGTAAATCTTCTAATGGGTGTAGGTCTGGGCAGAGTGCTTCTCCAGGTATGCGACCAAGTATGTCATTCTCTTCAGCAATACCAGGTAAACGTAGGATCACCCAGGTATCCTTATCAACACGGCCACCGTTGTGTAAGAATTCAAGGAGCTCCTGGTCAAGGTAAACATGAGGCTCATTAACATTCCCATCCTTATCATGCAGGATCCTACCGGATAGATCCCTGAGATCCCACCGGGTCTGAGTGATATTAATTAAACCTTTCTTGGATAACCTGGGATCAAGAACATCAGTATACCATTCATAAACATTCAACTGGATTAATGGGCTTTTAGCTTCTTTTCGGTTTTTATGCGGATCATCAACATTTATGAAATCTCCACGCTCACCAGTTACAGCTGCATCCGCACCTGCAGAGTGAGAACCACCTTCATAGCCTAAAATATCCCAATGTTTCTTAGTCTGGCTGTCCGGCTGTAACTTCAAACCCCACACATTATAGGCCCATTCATCAAACACATCACGGGCCTGCTTATTCCATCTAGCCGCGTAGTCTGATTCATAGCTGCATTCAATAAAACGATCATCAGGATTCTCTCCCAGATACCATGCCGGGAAATATTTAGAAATCAATAAACTTTTACCATGCTGTGGCGGCATCCAGGTCATGGACCTGAAAACCTGCCGATTATTCATAAAAAGAAGAAGATCATCTAACAATCGCAGGTGGTCATATAATTTCCAACGATCATTGCTGGCCACCATCGCCAGAGTCGCCGGACTCCACTTCGCCTGCTCGTATTTGTTGTATAAGATCTCTTCCCCTGGCCCGTAGCTTTGGGTCATCCGGGAGTTTGACATCAATACCTACCGAACCCTTATGATTATGCTCAGTTGCAATTTTATCAGTCGGTTCATCCTGTAAATGTAAAGCTAATTTCACTATTTTATCAACATCAGAAACAGACTTAATCTCAACTGGAACCTCGCCAGAATCTACCCTTCTCTTCCAATCATCAAACAATTTATGAACATACGTCAAGTATTTGGCTTTATTGGCCACAAGAGTTGAATTAGTCTCCTTTTCAACCTCTTTATTCACCTCAATATTGCGGAGGTGGACTCTTTCTTTCCATCCTAATTTTTTATACCAACGCCAGATCGTTCTTTCAGATACCTGACATTTACCTGACAAATACCTGACATTTTCATCAGAAGCAACACCACCCAAGGTGTAAAATTCATCGAAAGCATCAATGTGTTTTTGTTTCTCCCTCATGGTCTTCCCTTCTTTTCTGCTGATTAGTTTTCTTGTGCTCTTCGACGCTGCTTAAGACCCTGATCATAGATCATATGGATCCTAGGAGGGATTCTATATTGTTTTAAAATACTTGCAGATGAAGGAATATGAAGAGGACCAGGGTTATGTTCGTGAAACGATACTTATTTTCACAGATCCTGACTTGGAATTGGAAAATTATCAAAAAGTGATGGACAAGTTACATGGTTACACTGGAAATGGGGGTGTGGTGATCAATATTGATATCCTTGAAAATGAAAAGGGACCTGGAGCAATAATATGGATGGTGATTATATGTTTCAAAAGTTTACTCAGATTACTAAAAGTGACAGATGAAAATTATTCCAATTTTATTGAGAAACATAAAAAGGATTTTATGAAATTTTATGGTGAGCTTATTCTGTAGCTTTTTTTATCAACCAGTCTACACTACATTTTTGGCATCTACCTACTCCATCGGATATTTGGATCTGGCCTTCTGCTCCACAGACTTCACACTTGCCTTCGGTATATTCGCATGGGTAAATATCCCAGTTTTTAGTTTCTTCCATTCTTTTTATTCCTCTAATTGTGCTTTTTGTCCTGTGAATTCTTCCCATCGGTTGATGATCACATCACAGTAGTGTGGATCTAATTCCATGGTGTGGCAGGTTCTTTCTGTTTGTTCAGCTGCTATTAGTGTGGTGCCACTTCCACCAAATGGGTCTAGGATAATGTCTTCTTTTTTGCTGCTGTTTTGCATTGGATATGATATTAATTCAATTGGTTTCATGGTGGGATGTTCCAAGTTCTTTTGGGGCTTGTTGAAGTGCCATAGTGTGGATTGTTTCCGGTCACTGTACCATTTATGTGGCCCTGTAGGTTTCCAACCATATAATACTGGTTCGTGTTGCCAGTGGTAATCCTGGCGACCCATGACTAGTGATTGTTTGGCCCAGATACAACACTGGGCTAGTTTCCAACCGGCCATTGTGAATGTTTCTCGGAAGTTCACTGCTTCGGTGTCTGCATGGAATACATAGATACTGGCCCCGGGAGCAGCTGCATTATACATTACCTGATAAGATTTCAGTAGGAATTCATGGAAGTTTTCATTGTCCATATTGTCGTTCTGGATTTTTAGTTTTTCCTTAGTGGCTCCAGTGTAGTTTACATTGTATGGTGGGTCAGTTATGATGAGGTCTGCCTGGTGGTTGTCCATTAAACGCTGCATGTCTTCATCTTTTGTGGCATCGCCACAGAGTAGGCGGTGTCTGCCCAAGATCCATATGTCTCCAAGGGCAACTTTCGGTTCAACTTCTACTTCAGGATCAAAATCATCATCAACTACTGGAAGTTTTTCTTCCGGGAATAATGATTCCAGTTCTGTGTTTTGGAAGCCTGTGAGCTCAACATCAAAACCTTCTATTTGTAAATCTTCAATTAGGCTTTCGAGTTTGGTTTCATCAAATTGTCCCTTGATTTTATTTAGTGCAAGGTTGAGTGCTTTTTCATTGGTTAGGTCCAGATCAACTAGGACGACATCTTCTTCTAGGATCCCTTTTTTTAGTAGTTTGGTTAGTCTTTGGTGGCCACCTACTACGACCATATTTCTTTTGTTTACGATGATCGGGTCCAGGTATCCAC